ATTGGAGCGGCAGACGGAAGCGGGCCGATTCATCGTTGAGTACGGCGGCGCTGTGCTGCCGGGCCACGCCACCGTTGACGGCAGGCGCGGCGTGGAAGAACCTACGCCGATGACGGGTGATGTATGGAACCCGTCCGCCACCTGAAGCTCGTCCCCGGCCAACTGAAGCGGCTTGGCGCGCCGATTTGGCAGCTGCTCGCCGCTGTCGCCGCAATGCTGTGCGGCGCTGCGCTCATCGGGCCGTGGATGGTCGGTGTCGTGTTGATGGCCGGCGGCGCGTTGGTCGCAGTAGATGCGCTGCTGCGCGACGTCCCGTTTCAATCGAACGTTGGGGGGCACGACAACGTGATTGAACGCTGGCGGCGTGCCCCGTGAGACTTTTGGACCGTCTGACAGGGCGGTATTCGACTCGCGTGCAGGGCTACTACGAGGGTATGGCGTCGGGCGCTGCCGTCCTGATGACCTACGGGGCGGATGCACGGCGGGAAGTTCCCGCGACGCAGCTGGTTGCGCAGGCGCAACAGGCGCTCGGGTCGAACGGTGTCGTGGCAGCTATATCTGTGGTTCGGATGATGCTGCTCGGTGAGGCCGTGTTTAAACTGCGGAACAAGGTTGACAAGTCGCTTTACGGCACGGAGGATCTGCGGATTCTGGAGTACCCGTGGCCGAACGGCACTTCCGGGGATTTGTGGGCGAGGATGTCCCTCGACATCGACGCTGCGGGGAATGCCTTCATTTGGAAAGCGGAACCCAACCTGCTTGTCAGGTTGCCGCCGTCCGAGGTGACCATCGTCTCAGAGATGGTGCAGGGCAGCACGGGAAGTTACCGCCGTGTCCTCGGCTACGACTGGGACCCGTCACGCACCGACCCCGTGCGGTCGTCTCAGGCGCAGTTCTTCACCGTTGATGAAGTGGCGCATTGGGCGCCGATCCCGGACGAACTCGCGAACTTCCGGGGACGTTCCTGGCTGTCTCCCGTGTTGCGGGAGGTCGCCGCCGACTCTGGCCTGGTGGAGTACAAGAACCAGTACGTTGACCACGGCTCCCCGATCATCGCAGTGAAATATCCGCTGAAGCTCCGGCCGGACACCATCGACTCGGTCATTGAGCGAATGCAGGTGAAGTACGGCGGCTTGAGTAACGCTTTCAAGCCGCTGGTGTTCGACCAGGGCGCTGACCCCCTGGTTGGCGCAGGGTTGCAGGAGTTGGATTACGCAGCGGTGCAGGCGGCGGGCACGGAACGGATCTGCGCCGCCGCGGGCATCCATCCGCTGCTGCTGGGCCTCTCGAACGCAAGACAGCCCGGAGCTGCCTATCAGGACGCGAAAGACACCTTCGCGAACTTCACCGCGCGGCCGCTGTGGCGTTCAGGCTGCGCCGCGCTGCAGAAACTCGTTCCGAACATGCCGCCCCGCGGGGTCGAGTTGTGGTTCGACACGTCGGACATCGCGGCCCTGCAGGCGGCCGAGACGGAACGCGCGCAGGTCATCCAGGTTGAATTGTCCGCAGTCCTCACGGGTGTCCAGGCGGGCTACACGCGGGAGTCCGTGGTGGGCGCCGTGGCGTCAGGGGATGTGTCGCAGCTTAAACCGGATCCCAACGCACCGCCGCCAGGCCAGATCGGTCAACGTGCAGGCTCGCCGCCCGGCGGCGGCCAGACGTTGACGAAGACGCAGAACCCCGCATCGAAGACTCCGATGCCTGACTCGTTCACAACACCCGCGTTCATGGGCTCAGCCTCGGCGAAGAACCCCACGGTGAACGGGTACTGAAGTGGCCGACGAACACAGGGGATGCGGAACGGTTGCGCCGCGGTATCTATCCAGCCACACAGGCCAAGCTTGAGCACAGTGGAAGCAGGAGGAGCGAGCATATGGAGTCTTCCAGGGCTCAAATGTCGACACAGTCCATAGATGACCTGCCGGACTCCGATTTCGCGTACATCGAACCCGGCGGCCATAAGGACTCTTCCGGGAAGACGACACCCCGGTCGCTGCGACATTTCCCCATTCAGGACGCCGACCATGTGCGGGATGCGCTGGCTCGCGCGGCACAGTCACCGTTCGGCGACAAGGCGCTCCCTGCGATCAAGAAGGCGGCGAAGAAGTTCGGCATCGACGCAGGTGGCAGCACGCGCACGGGTGGCCTGTATAGCCGCTCCTACATCCTCGATGACATTCAGGTAGCGCGGGGTGGTGACGGCAGGACCGTTGAGGCGTATGCCGCCGTCTTCAACACCTCAGCGTCGGTACGTGACCAGGACGGCGAATACGAAGAAGTGATCGACCCGTCCGCGTTCAACCGCACCCTTGAGCATTCCCGCCGCAGCGGCGTGGGTATCCCGGTGCTGTTCAACCATGGTATGACCCTCTATGGGACCCCGTCGGAACGACACTCGGTCCCGATCGGTGTGTCTGAGGAGATCCGGGTTGACGGCAATGGTCTGTTCACCCGTTCCCGGTACCACAAGACGCAGGCGGCGGACGAGGTTCTCGAAGCGATCCGTGGCGGTTCCATCACCGCATACAGCTTCCAGGGTGAGTTCAAACGGTCCGACCCTCTCGTTCCTCGCGGCGGTTTCCGGCGCACCCACATGGGGCTCCCCATCGTACGCCGGCTCGAATCGTCGCTGCGGGAGTTTGGGCCCGGTACATTCGCGGTGTATCCGGACGCCGCAGTGCTCGGCGTGCGCGCGGAAACCGCCGCCATGATGTTGGGCACCCTCCCGGCAAGCGAGCGTGAACGGCTCGCCCGAATACTCAGCTCCGGCACTCCACAAGATTCGCCGGAGCTTGGCACACTCCCTGATGGGGGTCTCGCCGCCGACGATCCGCCCAGGGAAACTGGACACTCGACTCGGTCACCTAAAGAAGAACTGCAGGCCAGACGGGCGCAGTTCCTGATCAGGCAAGGAGAGAAAAATGCCTGAGGAAATCCAAGGCGGCGGCCAGTACCGCACGCTGCAGGAGATCGAGACGCGGCTGCGCTCAATCCAGGGTGAGCTGCGTTCGATCGATGACATCCAGTCCCCCACCGAGGAAGACGTCAACTGGCAAGGAACCCTCATTGCCGAATATGACGACCTCGACAAGAAGGCCGAGCCGCTGCGTCGGCGCATGAGTGACCTGCGTCGCATCGCGACCGCAGGTGGTGAGGCGGAGAATCGTGAAGAGCCCGCGGTTCGGCGCGGTCCGGATGTGTTCATCCGGAACAACCCCGATCCGCTCGCTGACCTGGAACGCGTCCGGAGCAATCTCGTCGGATCCGAGGAACTCCGCTCGCGGGCGCTGAACCTGATCGAGGACAACAACAAGCGTCGGAACTTCACTCTCGATGACGACAAGGCGCAGGCCGCCTCTCTGAGGACCGAGCAGTCGTCACAGGTGGCGCGGCACATCCTCCTCACTGGCAGCGAGGATTACGCCCAGGCCTTTCGGGCCTACATGCAGGACCCGCTGGCGAATGAGCACCGGATGCGTGCCATCCAGCTCGGCAACGCCTCCGGCGGCTACCTGCTGCCGTACATCCTGGACCCGACGATCGTTCTCACAAACAACGCCTCGGCTAATCCGTACCGCCGGATCTCGCGGGTTGTTCAGACCACGTCGAACGCGTGGCAGGGCGTTAACTCGGCCGGTGTCAACGCTGCGCTGGTTGCTGAAGGTGCTACCGCAGCGGACGGTGCACCGTCGGACTTCGCGCAGATCCAGGTAACGCCGAAGAAGTTCGCGGCGTGGGTACTGGCCACCTATGAAGCCGCGGATGATACGAACTTCGGTGAGCAGCTCCCGGCGTTGTTCGCGGACGCGAAGGACCGCATCGAGTCCCAGTACTTCGCAACCGGCTCAGGCACGAACGCCCCGCTTGGGATCATCGCCGGCCAGGGCGCCGGTGGCCGCGTCGCACCGTCCACCACCGGTACCGCGTTCAACGGCACCGCTGCGATCCCGGATGTGTACAACCTGCAGTCGGGGCTGCCTCCGCGTTTCAGGAACTCGTCACGCTGCGCATGGGTCGGCAACCTTGTCGTCCTAAACAAGGTGCGGGCGCTGGACCAGTACGGCGGCGGTTCGTTCTGGGCAAACCTCACCAGCAACACCCCTGCGTCCCTGCTGGGGCAGCCGATCTATGAGGGGTCCGACTTCCCTAGCACCACCACCGGCACTTCGGCCGCTTCCGGTACCGCGTCGATCACTCTCATGTTCGGCGACTGGAACCAGTTCATTATCGCCGACCGGGTGGGTGTCTCCATGCTGTACGACCCGATGATCAAGGGCACCGGCGCGAATGCGCAGCTCCCTGCCGGCGAGGCCGGCTGGTACATGTTCTGGCGCACCGGGTCTACGACAGGCACCACCGCTGGGTTCCGATACCTCACCATCTCCTGACCCAAAGGGAGCAAGTGACATGGGCGACTTCGACGAACTCGAAGGGCATGACCCGAAACGGGAAGACGAGGCGACCACCCCGCAGGTCGCGGAGGAACCGGCGCCGCAACCTGAACCGGTCGCTTCGGCGCCCGTGAAAGACGAGGGCAGCACAAGCTGACCCTCGAACCACATCTAGGCCGGAAGCCCGGACAGTTCCCATGCTGTCCGGGCTTCCTCATGGGAGGCCACCCTGATGCACCCGATGAAGATTGCGCACACCGCCGTCTTCGAGCACGGCGCAATCCAGAAAGTGTCCGAACTTGGACGGTTCACCGCCATGGTCATGGACCTCGACCCTCTCAACCTCATCGTTGAGGTCGGATCCTTCGACGGAGGCACCCTCTGGGCGTGGCAGCAGATCTGCCCCGAAGTCGTAGGGGTTGACCTGCCCCCGCCTGGGCTTGAAGACGACGTCAGGCTCAACAGCCTCGGTTGCCCCATCATCTGCGGTGATTCGCACGACGAGGCCACACGTGACCGTCTCATCAACACCATCCAAGGCCGAGCCGTCGACATGCTATTCATCGACGGCGACCACTCCTACCACGGCGTCAAAGCCGACTACGAGCTGTACAGCCCCCTGGTTAGACCGGGTGGCCTGATCGGATTCCACGACATCTGCACCCACCCGGATCAGCCTTACATTCAGGTGAACCGGTTCTGGGCGACTCTCGACCTCGATACTGAGGCGATCATCGAAGAATCCACCACCCCAAGTTGGGGTGGGATCGGCGTCATCCGTGTCCCTGTGAACACCGAGGCCGACGAGCGTGCCCGGAAACAGCGTGACGTGTCCTACCAGATGGCTCAGCAGGCCGCCTACGGGCAGCCGCGGCAGAAGGCGACGACCGCATGAGAACCTTGAAGATCGGCGCAGTTCCCCATTCCTATGACGGCTCCTCGTACTACCGGATCTGGTTGCCGTTCAAACATCTCGATGACCGGTCCCATCACATCACCCAGATTGTGCCCCCGGGCAGTGGCATCCCCGGACCGCAGCACGTGCAGGGCGTTGATGTGGTGACGTTCCAGCGCCCGGCAGGTAAGGAGGGCGCGCTAATGCTGGAACGCCTGGCTGGGCAGACGAAACTCGTCTACGAGGTGGACGACGACATGCTCAACGTTGACTCGTCGGGGCTGCCCCACCTGTTCGACGAGCGGGCACGGGAGTCGGTGCGCCGCTGCCTGCGGCTGTGCGACATGGTCACCACAACCAATGAGCACCTGGCGGCTGCCATCCGCCCGTACAACGACAACGTCGTGATCCTTCCGAACCACGTGAAAGCGGGGCTGCTGGAACAGTCTAAGGCGCGGAAGCCACACCCGGACCGCGTGACGGTCGGCTGGGCCGGGGGCACCTCTCATCTCGTGGACATGGTGGAGATAGCCGGCACGCTGCGGGATGTCCTCAACGACAACGCGCACGTTGAGACCCATTTCATCGGCTTCGACTTCTCCCCGCTCCTCGGCGATCTCCGCGGGCGTTCACGGTGGACACGGTGGGAACCTGACGTGGGCGACTACTACAGGCTGATCGACTTCGACATCGCGATCGCACCCTCGGCTGACATCATCTTCAACCGGTCGAAGACGTGGCTGCGGGCGTTGGAGATGGGTGCGCTCGGTATCCCGATCGTTGCCTCCAACCGGCTCCCTTACTCCGAGTACGTCATCGACGGTAAAACCGGGTTCCTCGTCAACAGCGAGGAGGAATGGCGTGCCCGGTTGAACGAACTCGTGAACGACGCGGACATGCGTGCCGAGTTCGGCGCCGCGGCGAAGGAACAGGCCACCGCTTGGATGATCGAGGACGGATGGAAGCTCTGGCAGGACGCGTACGAACAGGTGGTGGACGGCTAAATGCGTTACCCGGTGGGCCAGGGCGTCCGACTTTCCGCGT